GAGGACCGTGATAGAGGAGTGCGCTTTAGCTGAGTTGGTGTTTGCGCCTGCGCCGCTTGATCCGATCGATGAAGGGATCAGTTTGATTAACTCGTTATTGGATTTTGATGTGGACGGTGATAAAGAAGCCAAATTGTTCATATCCAACGAGTGCAAAGCGGTGATCTTCGCTCTGAAAGTCTGGACAGGTAAGGACGACAAGCTTGGGGCGTCGAAGGATCCTATTGATTGCCTGCGCTACATGAGCTTGGCCGGGCTTATGGATGTGGGCAAAAGCCTGCAGATCCTTGAACCGATCGGAACGGATCCGCTATGAATTTTGCCGAGGTCAGAGGCAGTTTCACCTGGGCCTTAACGGAAGCTTCGACTTACATTTCCTTCATCTCGACCCTGGACGACACGAGATACTGCCGTTGGGCCGGGCAGACCTATGACGGGCGTAAATGGAGCGCCAACACCGGCAAAGAAGTGTTTCCGTGGGAAGGGGCCAGCGACATCAGGCCCTACTTCATCGATGACCTAATTTTGGATGATGTCGACGTGATGCGCACGGCGGACAAGAACTGTCATATGCAGACTTTGCCGAGCAACTCGCTCTATCAGGAACAGGCGACCTGCACGACAGCGGTCTTGGATTGGGTGAACCGGAACCTGTTAGCCGAGGAAATGGAACGGGAGAAGGAGCTGGCGGCGCAATGGCGCCAGCATTACGGATCGAGCGTGATCGGAGTGGACTGGTATTTGGAACAAGACTCCGAGGTGGCGACGATCACGATTGCTGATCTTATGCAGATCGGGCAGATGGATCCGCAATTTGGCGCGATGCTCGAGTATCTAATGACCAACCAGGCGCAATTGACGCCTGATGATCTGCGTGGGGCGGCGCAGATGCTAACGATGTATTTTCCTGATCTGGACGCGCCGGCGCAAGTACCGGAGGAAGTGCTTGATCCGACGCGCGGGGTGAGGCCGCCACCGAAGGAAACGGCCTACACGGTTGACCGGACGGTGCGCAATTCCGGGGAGGCACTGATGAGCCTGGCGCGGAGCGGGCAATTTGCTTACAACCGGCCCTACATCAAGGAAAGCCGGCCATGCATCACGGCCCTGCGCACTTATCAGGACGTGTTCTTTTTCCGCAACACATACGATCTGCAAAGACTTCCCTGGATTGTCAGGCGGGACGTGATCCCGAAATCGGCGGTAATCGACCGGAGCCGGTACGAGAACTGGGATCCGAAGTTTACGACGGAAATTTTGGAGCGGGCCGGGAGCACGGCGCTGTTAAACTTAGGGATGCAGACGCTCTTCCGGTTCAGGGACCGGTTGTACGTGGACGAGATGAAAGAGCTTTGCGAGGTCTACTACGCTTTTTATCGCGGGACAGATTCCAAACACCGGCGTGAGACGATCGTTAACATTTTTCATCCGAACTTTGAGCTGCTTGGGCGGGAACTGCCCTTGCCGTATCTGCACGGCAAATATCCTTTTGTCTTGTGTGAGCGCGAGAAACGAAGCCGCAGCGTGCTGGAGAGCCGCGGGATTGGCGATATTGCGATGACGGCGCAAGCTGAGATAAAGACGCAGAAAGATTCGCGCAACGATCGGACGGCATTATGTACGATTCCGCCGTTGCAGGTGCCATTAGGCAGGGGTAAACAGCAATACAAGCTTGGGCCAAGGGCGCAGCTTGGTGTGATGCGGCCCGGAGAACTTTCCTGGCTGCAACCGCCACCGATTGATCAGACAACGTACCAGACCGAGATGAGTATCCGACAGGACGTCGCGAATTATTTCGGACGAAACATGGAAGGGGTCGATCCGAACAAGGTCTTGCGCAAACAGCAGCGTTTGATTGATTCGTGGCTAGCCGAGCTGCGCCAGGTGCATGTGATGATTTATCAGCTTTGCATGCAATATCTGCCCGATGAGGATTGGATTACGGCTGCGGGTGATCCGGCCGCTGTGCCACCGCGGGATCGCAAGAGCATTCAGCGGAATTTAAACCTGGTGCTCGAGTATGATGCCAAGGATTTGAATCAGGAATTTGTGTTGCAAAAGCTGCAACTGATTCAGCAGATGTTAGTGGCGACGGATGCTGCGGGTGTGATTGATCGGGCAGGTTTGACGATGTACGCGGCGCGCGCGCTGGATCCGGCGCTTGCCAGGCAATTAATTCAACCCCAAGCGCAAGTCACGCAGCAGGAGATCAACGACGAGCAGGCGCAGTTATCGAAGATTGCGGATGGGATCGAGCCTCCGATGTACACTGGCGGGCAAAACGCGCAGCTGCGGCTTCAGGTGATCCAGAACACGGTAGGACAACCAGGTTACATCAACGCGTTGCGGCAAAACCCGATCTCGCTGGAACTGCTCCAGAGACGGGTGCAGAACTTGCAGCAGCAGGTTGTTCAGCAGCAGAACGCGATCACGGGTCGTCTGGGCGTTGCCCCTGGCCCGACCCAGAGTTTGAGCGGTACTGGCCCGGCGCCACCGCCCTCTCCAAGCGTCGCAGCTCCGCAATCTGCTTTAATGGGTGGGGGCACCTACGGGCAGGCAGGAGGAGGAGGATAAAGCTCGAATCTTATGGCAAACGACGATTACAACGACAGGTACACAATCAAGAAGGGCGAAGAGGTTGAAAATCCAGCGCATCCGGGTAAGCCGCTGGAACCCGACGAGTTGCCGGAGAATCCTCCGGAATTTCAACGTGGCACGCAAGGACCGAGGCAGGAGCCCGACGTGCATCCAACCAGTGAACTCTCGAGCACGCCGAAACATTCTGCCAGCAAACGGAGCACGGGCGCGCACCCGACGAGCGAGCTACATATCAAACCTAGACGACGATGAAAATCATAGTTCCATTCGAAAAGAACACCGATCAGGCTCTGATTGATCTGTTGGCTGCCTGTCCGACCAGCTGGCAAGGCGACCAGGGGTTTCAGAACTGGTGTGCCGCGCTTGCGGAAATGGCATCGGCTCCGGCATCGGCGCCTGTTATCAGTTCGATTACTCCCGACACTGTTGCAGCAGGAGCCCCCGATACCGCAATCACAGTGGCCGGGACAAGTTTTGTAGAGGGCGCGGTAGTGGCAAGCGGTGCGGGCGATTTGGCAACGACTTTTACGAGTGCAACGAGTTTGTCCGCCACGATTCCCGCCGCAGAATTGGCTAATGCCGCTACGCTCAATATCACCGTGCGCAATCCGGATAACCAGGTCAGTGGCCCGGCAACTTTTACCGTGACTTAAAAAGGTGCCGATCAAAGGCAAAATGCATTATCCGTTCCGGTGGTGGTATCGGGCTGATATCGATTGCTGCGAGCCGATTCAAGGCGAACAGATAATCGCGAACCCTTTTGTGACGCTGGTTCCGCCGCGACCGCAGTCAGGAACTCCGGTTAGCGTCGCTCCAGTGCCAGTCCAATTGAAAGGTGAAAAAAAATAATATCGCGTCTCACGTGCCGGTGATACGCCTGCTGGAGACGCCCGAGCTCCCGCCCGAACAGGTGCCGGATATCTTGCGCGAGATAAACGACCGGCAATTCGGTTGTGTCTTGCAGGTGCTGATCGAGGCCAAGTACAAGGCCGAAGCGATGCTGCGCAATGACGAAATCATGAACGAGCATGGCAAAGTCACTTTTTACCAGGGCTGGGTCACTTACGCCGATTACGTGATTGGTTCCCTGGAAGGCTTGCGAGCCCGGCAACCTGCCCAGCGGCAGGAAGCGCAGCCGGGCCCGGAAAGCTAAAGCCGGTCCCGCGGATTTTGATGGACTTAGATTTTCACACTGAAGGGATCCCGCATGTCGAGGACGTGAGCTTTGAGGACCAGGCACATTGGACTTACAGAGGCTTTCATCGGTTCCGGCAACGCTTGGCCGCAGAGATGGAGCAACAAAAACATCTGATCCCGATCGGTTATCTGGAGGTATTGCAGCAATTCCTTGAGCATCCGGATTGCTACGGGATCCTGACCGCGGCCCAGTGCGAAGTTTTAACGAAGCAAATTGCGTTTTTGGTTTGGGAATGGGAACCCAAAGACGATTATGATCGGATCAACGCGATCAAGCTTTGCGCGCACATGAACTATTGCGCCGGGAGCGGACGAAACCTGGTATTCCGCTAGCTAATCTTTTAGCTATTGAAGGAAAAACGATGGCGCTCAAAAGCTCAAGCATAGTAAAGATCGCCGCTGCGATCGCAATCGCCGCGGTCGTGATCATGCAAGCGCTTCAGAGTAACGAGCAGTGCAAGATGGAGAAAATCTCCGAAGCGATTCTGACTCTGGAGCAGAAGGTATCGACCGAATTGGAAGCCGTCGAAAAGGAGGAGAAAAACATAGAAACAGCGTTCCCTGCCGCGACCGTATCTCCGAGTCCGAGCGTGACGCCCGGGTTCTAAATGAATGAAATTATCGGTCAATGGTTCGTCAAGGGACAGGTCGTAATGATCATTCTTATGGCCTACCAAGTCTATCTGGCGGTCTCGACCGAGATGATCGATCAGACGCTCTCCCAAGTTGAGCGCGTCGGCTCCTGGCCGGTGCAAGTCTTGAATATCGGCCTTTTCGTTCTAGTTTTGGGAGTCTGCTGGCTTTACCTACAGAGCACCCGTAAAGATCTCGCGAAACTCCAGAAAGCCAACGATGACGAACGACGAGAATATATCGGGAGTCTTAAAACGCTGGTCGGCGATTGCGGAAAAATCATCGAGCGGAACAACATCATCTTCGAGCGGATCGATCGCCGATTCGAACGCAGCAGCAGCAGCAGCAGCAGCGAGTCCAATAAAGCGTCTTAGCTTGGAGCCGCCGAAGAAACGCCGGTTCAGTCACGAGTCGCTCAACGATCTTCTTTTCTGGGGCGTCCAGCTTTTACTGGTAGCGATCAGCATCGCCATCATCTACAGCAAGCTTGAAAATACCACTGCGATTCTCCGTAGTCTTTTAGAAGCGCAGAATAAGGAGCTGGAGATCGCCAAAGCCCAGGCAGCTAAAGCCGATGTCCTTGCCGAGGAGGCGCGTCAGGCTGCGCGCGACGCGGCACGTGAGCGTTTAATGGCTTTTCAGCGAGCCGAGCAGCGGGTGAAGGATCTGGTGGCCCGGGTAAGCGATATCCAAGCAGACGTCGATGAGTCGCTGAAGAAATCGAGCGAAACCAATCAGCTCGTTTTAGAAGCAGCCAAGGAAAGTAAACAAGCCGCAGATGAGAGTAGAACTGAAGCCACCAAAGCAGCCGGTATTGCAGGAGCAGCCAGGAGCGCAGCATC